CGATGTTCATAAAATACTCCTTTCGTTTTTAGAGCTTTATGTTCTCTGTCACCTTCAAGTTTACAATGACTCCGTTTTCAAAACTAATAACGATTTGCCCGAACCACTTTTTTGAAACGTAACTCTGAAGCATCAATATCAGGCGTTGGAGTTTTTCCATTACTTCCCCTTCGTGTTAGCCATAATAGCCCTCAACTGCGCCACGGCCTGCCTGTGGGTCAAAGGCTTTTTACTGAACCCATTTGGATGATTGGGACTTACCACCTTCGTCCCGCCTTTTAGCTGTTTCAATTTGTACGGCATTGGTCATTCCTGTTTTCAAAAGGTCTGCTCTAATTTCCTTATCCTTCAAGTCGTTCCGCTGTTCCTCGGAAGCTATTTTCTGTTTGGTCTTGATGAAAGTATCAGCATCCGGTATTCCAACAATGGGTTCGTCGCCAGGTGTAATGCCTAGATATTTCTCGACCACCTGCGCCCTCTCGCTTTCCTTCAACACACCCGGAAGGAGTATCTTGTCAATCTGGACGTAATCTCTAATGTCAGGCGGTTTGTCCTGAATCATCTTTTGGTGCAAATCGGCATGAGCAATCATAACTGTCTGGTATTGTTCAGGCAGTTCCGCAAATTCCGGCGAAATGATGTATTTACGATGCGCCTCAAAGTGGGCTTCATGGTTGTCATACTTAAACAGTGGGTCTAAATTGACGACTTCATCCTCTCCGGTTTCGGGGTTGAATTCGGCAAGCATGACCTTTAATTCACCGGAAGCCACGGAAACATTCTCCATTTCCGCACGTTCAACATCGTTATTCACTTCATCGGTAAAGGTGGAAACGCCAAGTCTCTGCAAGATTTCCTGTCGGACATTCGGAGAAATTTTCCCGTCCTCAAAGAAGCCGTTTTGAATCATCTGTAAAAACATCTGCGATTGGCCGGATTTGGTCTGAATCAAACAGGAATCAAGCTCCAATCGAACATCGGTGTTCCCCCTCAAATCAGAAGCCTTGAACTTGGTAATCTTGACTTTGTTTCCACGGCCTAAAGTCTTGATTAGCCTTTCCTCGGTAAAGACTTCCTGCGCGACCAAAAGGCGTTTCTTATAGACCCTCGATAGTGACCGATTGAATCTCTCGATGTCAGGGTAGCGTCCTCTTTCTGCTGTTTCTCTCAATCCCTCTGTTAAGACGCCACTTGCGTTTGCTGACGGTTGCTGGCCTCTCAAGACGTTCTTCGGGTCGCCGGAAGCGTCCTGCATCTGCTCTTTCTGGAATTTGCGTTCTTCTAAAACCTGCGGCGGTAAAGGCGTGCCTTCCTTAAATTCTGGTTTCTGCCCCATTATAGGATTATAGGAAAGAGCGATGAACCCATGACCACCTAGACCTATCTTCTTCAGCCCCACATCTCCGGGGGTCAGGACTTTGGGTCTTCCCATTCCCTTTCTGTTAATGGCGAGGGCCTGGTCTATCTCGTTGATGATGTTCTGCGGGGAAATAAGGTCGTTTACTCCGGGGTCAGACCAGAATCTTCCTGGGACACGGTTATAATGGAAGTCTGTCAAAGAGTAATACCATTCTTCGCCCGTAGTCTGAATTGGTAGCCTGTCTTTCTTTAAGATTACTTTCCCGCCGCAGCACACGGCATAAAGGCCATTTGGATGTTGTTTCGTGGGAGCAAACTCGACCTCTCGGAATAAAACAAGGTTGTCCTCGTCGTCGGTCATGGACTGCACGACAATAGGTCTGCCTTTCCACGGGCTGACGGACTGAACCAATTTACTCAAATATCTCTGGTAGTCGATTTGCGACCTGTCTTCATCCTTATTCTCGATTTTGGTCTTAAAGGTGTCCTCAACCCATTCCTTGTCTTTAAGGGACTGAATCCCAATCCATCGCTTTTGGTTTAAGCTGTCCCCCAGCGTGTCAAGGCGCACATTAAAGGGAAGTATGCACTCGGTGGCGACATCACCTGTTTTAGAACCGTCAGGAAGCCAAACGCCCCCTTCCGCGTCGGCATAGGTACGCATAAACGCCGTTCCTGCGATACACAGAAGGATGACTAATTTTTCTTTCTCATCCAGAAATCTCGCATCGTGCGCCTGATCCAAAGCCACCAGAAGCATTTGTCCGGCGTCGGCGGCTTGAACGTCCTCTTTTTCGTCGGTATTCGGCCACACTCTAGGAACCATTTTCTGGTTCATCAGCATTGCGACGACTGATCTTACGTATTCCCTGACTTCATTGGAAACAGGGGTCGGCAAAAAAGAACTTGCCATTCTCCGTCTGAACTGGCCGCTTGAAGGGACGAACTCAAGATACTGTTCCCCGATGTAATAGAGGATGTTTCTTGAGATGATCTGCTCCATCATCTGCCGGGAAGTGTCCAAACGGTCGTCAAAGAACCCGTCGATGGCGAGTTTTAAACTGTCTTTATCTTTGAATATCTCTTTTTTCATACTGGGATACCACGCTCAAGCTGCTGTTCGTAGATTTCCTCCGGTGTCAAAGGCTTCTGGGGCTGCTGCACGATTTCACCCTGAACAAAGGTTTCGTAATTCCGTGACATGATTCTATTGAGCAAATCTTTCTCTTTTTGGTCGAATTTTGCGGTCAAGTCGTGTATAAGATAGCATTGGGAGATTATGACCAAAATTAAAGCAACGATAACAATAACTTCAGTAATCATATAGAGCGTTCTCCATTTCCTCGGCTCGCTTAATGTCTTCCCAAATCTGTTCTTGCTCCAAATGGGCAACTTTGCTTATATTTTCAGGCGGTCTATGGACTAGACTTGATGTTTTTTCCGCCCTTACGGGTCTGTGCATCATAATATGGCAGGCTTCGTCAAAAACATGGTCTTCGGAGTCTGTATCTATGTCCTCAATGTTGTGTTCGTCTAAAATCAACGCCGGAATTGTCCTGATAAAGTGCGAACAATCAGAATAAACCTGAATCATGGGGATCCCGCACACTTTCCCCTCGTCGTCATAGGGAACTTTCAAGTGTTCGTGGAATTGGCGGTATTTTAAGGCTCTGGACGGGTCGCCGGGAGCCAAAATAATCCCCGTATTCATAAAAACTTCCGCAGTAGAAGGCATCTGGCCTCCCCCGCGGTAGTCAGGTTTCTTGTTGAAGCAGGTAGGGTCGCACAATCGAGTGATTTGAGGGTTATAGACCTTCAATCCAAGTCTTTCCTCGATGGTGTTCAGCCCCATAATCTGTTCGCGTTTGATGATTCCGGCGGCAATCTCTGTATCTGAAATCCTCATCCCCTGATTCGGTGCGCCCGACCACCCGTACCACTCTGAAAATCTGTATTTTCTACCGTCGGGGTCAATCCACCACCATCCTATCGAAAACGGCGCTCCAAAGCCCCAGTCAAACGTCATAAAAAGCGGCGCCCCCTCTGGATACAACCGCTTCTTGCCGTCTTTATGCTCAAAATATATCGGGTCAACAACGTGGTAAGCCCTCGACCATTCCTGAAAGGCCTGTCCCTTAAACAAATCCCAAGACCCATCCCTAAAAGCAGCCCTCAAATGCGGTGGAAGGGTCTGCAAACCCGCCCAGTAAGCGTCATCCAAGTGTGGATTGTCCTCTGCCTTGGAAGGAATATACCCAAAGGTCTTGGAGTAATCGGTAGGCTTCAAGAACTCATCAGGGAAAATCTTGTCCATCCAAAGAGCTTTGACAAAGGCGTGTCCGATTCCTCCGGGGTTCGTGGCCCCTATGAAAAAACACTTCATATCGGGAATCCCAGGCCACCTTAAACGCATCCTCAAATCGGTAAAGGTGTTTAAATCGTTCTTGGTCAGCTCATCCACCAAAATAGAGGCAAATTCGGCAGACTGATACTTGGCCGGGTCATCCAAGTTCCTCAAGCAAATCACCCCGCAGCCAAACTCCTCCGCCAATATGAAACACCTTCCATACTCCTTGTGGTCAACGTACATCGTCCCCAACCACGAAGGAAACTCCCTAGCCATCTTGCCGATCTGTCTGTCCTTCAACGAAGGGTAATCCTCGCACGCCAGCATGACCTGAACATACTTCAACCCATACTCCTGCGCGTAATACACCAATAACCTAACAGCCACCCAACGAAGAAAGTAACTCTTCCCTCCCCCCAAAGCCCCGCCGTACAAGACAAACTTCTTCTCCCCGCTGTCCAGCATATCAACGGCGCTGATCTGTCTCTCCGTGAACTTGGCGACATCAACGTCAAAATTAACCCTGGGGCGCTCCTGTGGCTTAACTCGGCTTGGACGAGCCATTTCTCTTCTTCCTGAATATCCTGTCGTAATTGGCGCGATACTTCTTATTAGCTGGCTTGGAACGAATCATAAGACCTTTTAGAACTCTTTTATATTTGAAAGTCTGGGATGGGGATATTACCAGTCGCCACCCACCCCGTCGAAGGGGTCACCCCCTGCCTCTCGCCCCTGGAATAACGATCTTTATTTTACCCTTCGCATCCACTCTGCCCATGTCCGTCCTGCCCTCGCCTGCCCCTGCCGCTCATGCCATCCATCTGCTCTATGCTCCACTTTGGAAAGGGTTTTTGTGTTTATGTCGTATAACCAGTATTATGTAAACATACGTCTTGAATCATATCAAGTACTTACGTGGTGGAGTGGTCTGGATTTGGAGTTATGTCAACATCGAACTGGGCATCCTGGGCTTGCAGTGGGGGCGTTGCTCCACTCACACGCTGGACGATTATCAGCATCGGTTTGTCGCCCGATCCCTGCCCGCGCTCCAATCTCTCCTTGTCATATAGCTGCGCTGCCGCTAGCACCCTAGACCCCATCGGAGCTTTTTGAATGTCCTCATCGGTGATGCTCGATATAATCCTATGTTGTAACCCAGCTAGTATGTCTGCCCGATGTGTTTTGTAATCGCTAATGCTTTGCTCAATCAATCCGTAGCGTTGGAGTATGTCTATTGTATAACTTGGGTCGGCTTTTGCGAGCCTTGCTATCTCTCTACCTGATGCGTTTGGGTGTTGGTTATGTAGGTTGATGATCTGGCGTTGCTTGGGAGTGATCTTGGTTAGTTGTTTAGACTTGTCTTTTTTTATCTTTTCAGCGGCCATTTTGCCTCTTGGTATTTAGTGCCGGTGTCTGTGCCGGCATGGGTGCCGGGCCTGTGGCGCGTCGGCACGTTGTTGGTTTGCCCGGAGGTGTCCTGCGCTATCGCCTCGCGGCGTACGCTTGGGAGGACACTTGCGGTACTTTTCTTTATTATATATATGGCGGGATTATTACAGTGTCAGCGCTTAACTGCCCGATATATCTTTGATATGCGCCCTTGAGTAATATGCGCAAATTTGGCGATTTTTTCTTGCGGTACGTTAACGAGCATCCCCGCCGCTATCACCTTTATCCTGTAATCAGATAGGCTCCTGATGGCTTCCAGGCGCTCCATATCGGTTGTTTCCTTGTCAATCATCATCTCATAGAGTTTTTCTGTGTACTCAACCTGTTCGGGATTGATCGAGATGGGCTTGTCGGGGATTAGTTCTTTTGTTTCCTGCCGACCGTCAATCCATATCAGTGGCGGACAAAACCCCAGGCATACCTTGTGATTTACGCAGCCAATGCAAATTTCGTCACCTGGAGGCTTGCGCTTCTTTACCTTTGGTTTCTTACGCTCGGCGCGCGGCTTCCATAATTGGTTTCTCAACCTCATTTTATTCCCTCCTATACAATATATTGTGTGTATGCATGATTAAAACACAACATCTAGGCTTTGTCAATACCTGTGTGTCATTTTTACCACTACAAAATTGTTCTTTTCACTCCTAATTGGAACATTATTGTACCATGACTTATCTATATGATTTTATTTAGTAATCTTTTATATTGCTTTATATTGCCGAACATTTTTGTTTGTTTTTACGCCACAATTGCGCTCGCGTAAACCAGCTTAGCTATTTTACAAACATTTATTTTATAGCCTAACTGGTTGATTTAATTTGATGAATAAATATTGATAATATAATTATAATAATTTGGTATGGTGTT